AATTATCTGGTGCGGTCTGGCGGCATCTTGCCGATGCACGTATATCACGGCACCCCCCATAGATTCCCGCCAACTGCAAATAATCCGCTGGGTGAGTTTGATGCATCAAAGATTGGCACAGGCGAGGGGGCGCAGGCTTACGGTGTTGGGGCTGGTTATTTGGCAGAACATCCGGAAGTGGCGAGGGGGTATCAAAGAAAACTTGCCGATTCTCACAAACCAAATGTTGTTGATTCCAATTTGCAGAATTTGTATCAGAAAACCGGAGATTGGACTGCTGCTGTTGACGAACAAATGAAACGCATTTATGACACGCCTGCGGCAAAAGCGAAGATGCGTGAATCGTTGATTAAGCAGGGCGCTCCGACTAACGTAGAAGGTGGCGCGTTATATAAAGTTGATTTACCCGACGAACACATAGCGAAGATGCTGGATTGGGATAAGCCGCTGAGTCAGCAAACCCCGCAAGAAATAAAAGACGCTTTTAACGGGATTGTTAAAAAGTATCCTGAACTAAAAGACGAGTTTTTTCAAGCGTATCGCGATAAGCAACCTGGAAAAATCTATTATTCAATATTGAATGACTACCGAAAAAGCGGAGATTTAACAAAAAATCAAGGTTTCGCGTCTGATACGCTGCGCGAAGCGGGCATCCCCGGCATCCGCTACCTAGATCAAAGCTCTCGTGCTGGCGGCGCAGGCACAAGCAACTTCGTCGTATTTGACCCCAAGCACATGAACATCATAGGACGCGAATAATGACCGCAGCATGGACCCGCAAAGAAGGCAAAAACCCTGCTGGTGGACTGAATGCCAAGGGCCGCGCCAGTTACAAGGCCGAAACCGGTGGAACCCTGAAGGCGCCGGTCAAGTCTGGCGACAATCCCCGCCGCGCCAGTTTTCTGGCTAGAATGGGCAACATGCCGGGACCAATGGCAAAACCCAACGGGGAACCGACGCGGTTGGCGCTGTCTTTAAAGGCATGGGGAGCCAGTTCTAAGGCTGATGCTAAGTCGAAAGCCGCGGCAATCTCAAAACGGAATAAACGGTAAGCACTTACTTTTCTTTTATCGCAAAGAGTGATTAAGAGCCAAAACTACATATGGCAAAAGGCATAAAGACTGGCGGCGGTTCTCGGCAAGGCAAGCCGAACAAAAGCACACAAGACGTGCGCGAGGCGATTGCGCTGATCGCGCAGCGTAATGTAGGCAACTTTGAGACATGGATCGGTCAGGTTGCTGCAACTGATCCCTACAAAGCCGCTGATCTATTTCTGAAGGCTATCGAATACCACATTCCAAAGCTCGCAAGGTCTGAAATCACTGGCAAAAACGGTGGGGATATTATGGTCCACATCAACAACCAGGACACCGACCTTGTTTAGCGCCACCGCAGCCCAAAGCAGGGCAACAGGGCTGATGACCGGCGATGCCAAGCATGTGATGCTGGTCGGCGGATCAAGGTCGGGCAAGACGTTTGTGGCACTTCGAGCACTCATCATCCGGGCGACTCTGGCGCCTAAGTCTCGGCACGTTGTCCTGCGGTTTCGGTTCAACCACGTGAAGTCGTCGGTTATTCTTGACACCTTTCCCAAGGTCATGAGCCTGTGCTTTCCGCAGCTCACCTACACCCTGGACAAGACTGACTGGTATGCAACCCTGCCGAACGGCTCCCAAATCTGGTTTGGCGGGCTGGACGACAAGGACAGGACTGAGAAGATTCTAGGTCAGGAATACGCCACAATATTCTTTAACGAGTGCTCACAGATACCCCTCTCGGCTCGCAACATGGCGGTCACACGACTCGCACAGAACTGCGTGGCTACGGTAGGCGGTCAGCAACGACAGATGCGTCTGAAGGCGTTCTACGACTGCAACCCTCCGTCGATGGCGCACTGGACGTATAAAATGTTCGTCAAGAAGATTGAGCCAGAATCGGGTAAAGCATTGGCTGACCTGGTCAACTTCAGCATGATGACCATCAATCCCCGCGACAATTTGGAGAACTTGCCGCCTGACTACATCAAGGAACTGGAGAACCTGCCAGCCAGGATGCGGCAACGGTTTCTTGAGGGCAAGTTTGCAGACGTGGCCGCAGGTGCGCTCTGGAACATTGAGATGATCGACACCTACAGGGAAACAACCAATCTGCCGGACATGTTGCGGGTGGTCGTGTCTGTCGATCCTTCTGGCAGCGGCGACACCGACAACGCAGGGAACGACGAGATCGGGATTGTGGTGGCTGGCCTAGGCATTGACGGTCGGGCTTACGTGCTCGAGGATTGCACGATGAAAGCCGGTCCGAGCGTTTGGGCTAATGTCGTGGCGACTGCTTACGACCGGCACGCCGCAGATCTGGTGGTGGCTGAAAAAAATTATGGTGGTGAAATGGTCCGGCATGTGATAAAAAGTGCCAATCCACACCTAAAATGCGAGTTAATCAACGCATCGAGAGGCAAAGCTGTGCGAGCAGAGCCAGTGTCAGCACTGACAGAACAGGGCAAGATCCGGTTCGGCGGCACGTTCCCCGAGCTTGAGGACGAGCTGTGCTCGATGACCACCAACGGTTACATGGGCGAACGCAGCCCTAACCGCGCAGATGCTTTTGTCTGGGCAATGACTAAGCTATTCCCCGGCATCATCAAGACCGATGCCAAATCTCAGCGCAAGCACGTAATGCCGACGCAGAACGTAAACCGTGGCGCAACTAGCTGGATGGGTGCTTAATGAAACCCGGACTGTACGCCAACATCAACGCAAAACAAGCACGTATTGCTGCGGGCAGCAAAGAGAAGATGCGTAAGCCTGGTGCTGCTGGCGCGCCAACCGCCAAGGCGTTCAAGCAATCGGCCAAAACCGCAAAGAAACGCTAACATGCCCCTCGTCAAGTCAAAATCTCCCGCCGCCTTCCGAAAAAACATTCGGGCTGAAGTGACCGCGGGCAAGCCGGTCAAACAGGCCGTGGCAATCGCCTATTCCGTCAAGCGCGCTGCGGCGGGCAAGAAGAAAGGCAAATAATGGCTGATCCAAAATTCGTTGACATTTCAAAGTTCACGCCTAATGAACAGGCGGCTTTGCAATATCATCGCAACCATCTGACCGGCGGCACAGGGCTGAAGAATGCAGACGGTTCAACCACTACGTTTATGGGTTCTGTTGTGGATACGCCAAGCGGCGGCGCAATGATCCTTCCGACGTATTGGCATGGTGAGGTCAGGGACGTACCGCAAGCGATGAAGTTTGCAACCAAAAGCGGCGTAACCTTTCCCGAGTACGAGTCGGTGAAAGACGCTTTGGCGGCGGAACAACGGATGCACAAGATTATGGAACAAGACGTTGAATCTTACGGGGCGGCTAAATAGTGGCCTATCAGGACACAGGCATTAACGAAGCCGGCGCCGTAGCGTCGGGCGGCACTAAGCGCGACCGTGACAACAGCGAGATGCTGGCGACCATGCGTACCCGCCTGACGATGGCGATCAGCGCGTATTCGGACTCCCGCGAGGACGAACTGGACGACCTGCGCTTTCGTGCTGCAAGCCCTGATAACCAGTGGCAGTGGCCTGCTGATGTGCTGGCGACACGCGGCTCGGTGCAGGGGCAGACGATCAACGCTCGACCCTGCCTGACCATCAACAAGCTGCCGCAACACGTCCTGCAAGTCACCAACGACCAGCGGCAGAACCGGCCTAGCGGCAAGGTGATACCGGCTGACGATAAAGCTGACGTTGAGGTAGCCGAGATATTCAACGGCATCGTGCGGCACATTGAGTATATTTCGGACGCTGACGTAGCCTACGACACGGCCTGCGACAACCAGGTGACGTTTGGTGAGGGTTACTTTCGCATCTTGACCGAGTATTGCAACGACGACAGCTTCGACCAAGACCTGCGAATTGGGCGTATCCGCGACAGTTTTAGCGTCTACATGGATCCAACGATCCAAGACCCCTGCGGTTCGGACGCCGAATGGTGTTTTATTTGTCAAGAAATCACCAAAGAGGACTATGAACGCCAGTTCCCCGACGCGGCCACGCTCTCCAGCTTGGAATACGGCGTGGGCGACGGGCAACTGAACGCCTGGATCAACCAAGACACGGTGCGGATCGCGGAATACTTCTACATTGAGCATGAAGCCAAGAAACTGCACCAGTATCACGGCGGCATCACCGCGATGGCCGGCTCGCCCGAGGCAAAACAAGCCGAAATGATGGGGTTGAAGCCGATAAAGACGCGGGATGTGGACGTTCAGATCGTGAAATGGTGCAAAACCAACGGTTTTGAGATACTGGAGGAACGCGATTGGATGGGCAAATTCATCCCCGTTATCCGCGTGGTTGGCAACGAATTTGAGATTGATGGCCGTATGTATGTTAGCGGTCTGGTGCGAAACGCCAAAGACGCGCAGCGCATGTATAACTATTGGGTAAGCCAAGAAGCGGAAATGCTGGCCTTGGCGCCAAAGGCACTGTTTCTTGGCTACGGCGGTCAGTTTGAGGGTTACGAGCAACAGTGGAAAACGGCCAACATCAACAACTGGCCGTATCTGGAAGTCAACCCCGACGTGACCGACGGCCAAGGCAGCGTGCTACCGTTGCCGCAACGCGCACCGCCACCGTTGGCGCAGAACGGATTGTTGCAAGCCAAGCTGGGAGCCGCCGACGACATTAAAGGCACGACTGGTCAATACGATAGCAGTCTTGGCGCCGCGGGTAATGAAACCTCTGGCCGAGCTATTTTAGCGCGTGAAAAACAAGGCGACACTGGCACTTATCATTTTATCGACAACCTTGCCAGAGCCATTCGTTATTCAACGCGGCAGCTCGTTGACATGATTCCCAAGATTTACGACACGCAACGCATTGCGCGGATTATTGGGATTGATGGGGAAACTGATCAGGCAACGATTGACCCAACTCAGCCGATGCCGGTTCGTAAGATCGTTGACCAGCAAACCGGCGCCACCATCAAGAAAATATATAACCCAAACGTTGGTAAATACGACGTGGCGGTCACCACCGGCCCGAGCTACATGACCAAGCGGCAGGAGTCGCTTGATGCCATGTCTAGACTGTTGCAGGGCAATCCGAACTTGTGGGCTGTGGCTGGTGACTTGTTTATTAAAAACATGGATTGGCCAGGCGCTCAAGAGATGAGCAAACGCTTTGCTAAAACCATTGATCCTAAACTAATGAACGAATCGGACGCTTCGCCAGAATTAGCGAAAGCGCAGCAACAAATGCAAGCGATGGCGCAAGAGATGGATCAGATGCACATGATGTTGCAAAACGTCAACAAGTCGATGGAAGCGCAAGATTTGCAGGTCAAACAGTTTGAGGCCGAGGTCAAAGCCTACGACGCCGAAACCAAACGTATTAGCGCGGTGCAGGCCGGCATGTCGCCCGAGCAAATCCAAGATATTGTTATGGGAACCGTGCATGGCATGATTACCTCGGGCGATCTGGTGAGCGAGATGCCAGGCCGCGATACCGACATGCCGGGTATGGCCGAAATGCCGCAAGAGGGCATGGAGCAGATGCCACCGCAAGGTATGGAACAGATGCCGCCGCAAATGCCACCGATGGGGATGCCACAGTGACCAAAGCATGTGATTTTGTAGGGATGCTGTTCCTAGCGCGCGATGTGGCGCACAGCGTCCACTTGAACACCCGCAGCTACGCCAAACA